GGTGCCGGTCTCTGCCGTCCCACCAATTCCATGAGCCGCGTATGGGTTCTGCTAGGTCTGCTGATCTTACCTAGTTGTGTCGATATTAAGTCGATACCCGAAATGCCTGGCGATCGGTGCCATGCTGATTTAAACTTCGCTTATTGTCATGTCGTCCTAAAGACTAAGGACGGACCACAAGAAGTGATCGTCAGTGGAAGCACCGTCCTATCAGCCTTCGGAGCAGGCATCACCGACGTTGTTGGTGGGGCATCCGCTCACTCAACACTCGCCAAGTAGGAGACGAGCCGTGGACTTCCATACCCGCATCCTCGCTGAGACAGCGGTAGCCTTGGGAGTTCTCATGGGCTTCTTCTCCGTCATCCCAGCGATCGTTGCCACCATTGGCGGCATCCTCGGCATCACCTGGTACAGCATCCTCATCTTTGATAGGATGGCCCAGGCTCGTGCCAAGATCGCCGCCTCTGCCCTCCATGCCGAAGCGAAGATTGCTGCCTCAGCAGTCCAAGCAGAAGCTAAGATTGCCGCGCAATCCACCGTTGCGGCAGCGGAACTTGAGGCAGCCAAGCTTGTACATGCTGCCAATGTTGCCACTAGTGGAGATTAAATGGAGAAACTTGTTCTGCAAACCGCAGGATGGTGCGCGGCTACTTTGGTAGCTATCCTCGCCGTCGCTGCCAATCAGGACTGGAACCATGCTCACGGACGTATCGTCGGTGCCGGCATGTGCCTCGCAGTTCTACCCGCCGCGCTTACTACGTTCCCGACATTCACAACTGCTGGGGAGAAAGTCAACGCCGCCGTCTCAGCCGCTATCGTTGCTGCTGATCCTAACACCCCGAAATCCACTATCACTGTTCGTGCAGGAGCATAAATCTTGAGCGCATCCGTTAATGTCGTCTTCGATGTTGTCAGCACCCCGGCAACATCGGTAACTTTCACTCCCGCCTCTGGCCCGTTCGTGGCTCCCCTCGCCGATGGCACTGTGCTCGGCCAGCTTGCTGTCCTGCCGGCTACCTGGAATGGTACGCTGACTATCAGTGGCACCAGCGCTGCCGATGTGTCGATCAATGGTTCCTTGCAGCTTGTGACTTCGGTTGCTAACCTGGCAGTCGGGGCCTACAGCGTCACCATTACCGCCAACCCGTAAGTTGACGGCTTCTGTCACGGTCAATTGGACCGTTGCTGCCTCAGGGGGTAACTCCCCTGATGGTAGCACCCTCATCGCCCCCGCTACGGGCTCCCTCACAACCTCGGATGGCACCTGGACATGGGGAGGGGCGTATCCTCCTGGCACCAGTGGGCCAGGCCAGTATTATATCCTACTGAATGGTTCCTCAGCTGCCAATGGTGCCGCTTCTGAATTGGAAGTAGATAATGGCGGGCAGATGTACGCCCTCAATTCTGCCTCTAATTCCTGGTACGTGTGGGATGAGGGCGGCTGGGCGGCCGCATCAAACCCTAATTCTGGTGGTTCGACAGGAGGCAACGCGGGCCTCAGCGGAGCTACCACTTTCCCAACCACAGTCTCGCTTCTGAACCTCACTGCCGGGATGCCGACCCAAACCTTTGGGCAGGTTTTCCATGACGGTGATGTGCCTGTTGGTAGTGTGCCCACACTCACCATCGGCGGCGTAGCACAACCCTTCTCTGCCGGGATGCAGGCGTATCATCCCAGCGGGTGCCTGCGCTTCTGTACTCTGGTGGTCAACCCCACGGTCAACGGCAACGCTACCCTGACAATTGGTAGTGCTGCTGGCTCGTGGCCGGCTGCCTCGGGTCGCACTGCGGCTGACGTGTACGCGCAGAACCTCATGATTGAGGCTCCCCCACTCACTGGTATCACTGGTGGCATCGGGCAGACGCAGCCCACCACGGTTTTTGCCAGGGTTAATGGAGACGCAAACACCTTTAATGTCAGCAAGTGGTTCGACGGCCAGGCCGGTGCGGGCTTCAAGTTCTCCTGCAATATGGTGGATACCTCAGGTACGGCTCATCCCCAATTGAAGGCAGACTTATATGTGCAAGCTTTGGGGGCTGGCGCTTCTCCGCTCGGCTTCCGCTGGTCAGGATGCCTACGTGCACCGGACTTCACTGCCACCGGGGCACAGTACAACTTCTTCTTTGCACCGCCCAATCCGAGCAACCCCACGGCTGGCCTGAACTGGTCCGCCAATGGAGTAGCACGCGCCCCAACATGGCCCTTTGCCCCTGCGACTGACGTTACATCATCGGTTGCTTTCGTCGGCGTAGGTTCTGTAACCAACAACGTGCTGACGATCACCAACACCGAGAGCGGGTCGTTGGTGCAAGGCCAGCCTATCACTGCTACCGGCATTGGTGCTCTTAACGAAGGATGCTTCATTGACGCTATTCTGTCGAGCAACACTTACCAACTCGGCAATCTACCCGACGGCACCAATGTCCCAGCCGGCACGACGTTCTACACCCCTGGTGTGCTAACCACCACTCAGGGAGAAGCGTGGAGCACAGGGTCACAGAACCTTGTCCCGGTTCAACTCTCCGGTAGCGCTCTGCCCAACCCCCTAGCTTCGGGTCAAGTCTATTGGGGACAAATCAATGGGAACAGCCTCTCGCTGAATACTAATCCTGGAGGCGGGGGATCATCACAGGTAACAACTGCTGGTGTCTTCACTGCTACCCCGGTCCCCGGCTTCGGATACTTTAATCGGCTCAGCCTAGCCGGCCCCGACGCCAAGTATATGTACTTCCAAGGTGGTGGTACACAGGCATCGGAGACAGGTTCCAGAGCGCAGCAGAACCAACTCTATCTCCAGAGCAGTGGGATGATCCCGCCGTATGATCCTGCCCTGACTGGCACGAGCATGGGTGGCTCTCTCCCTGACACTACCTACCCCTTCCCCTGGAACCCCTACAACCAGGGCACTGTCCCCAACAACATCAACCAAGGGGGTGATGGTTCGTTCATTGGGGCATTGATGAACCAACAGGTCGTCGATTTTGAGAACCAGTCGGCACTGAGCGAGCAGCAAATCCGTATCCTCGGATGGGCCGGTGGCTTGATGCCCTACGATCTTAAAGACCACACCCTCGGCACCGTGCTCAATATGACCGGCAATACCTACGCTGGTCTGCCCGCTTCCAATCTTACTATCTCTTGGGATGGGGCAAACGCCAATGGGTTCACTATACCGGGACCGAGTGGAGCCAACGTCTCCGGGCCTATGGGGATGAATGCTGCTGACAGTTCCCACATGCCCTTCTTCTGCTTCTGGCCGTATTTGAGGACCGGGGAACTCCAGTTCTTCGACTACCTCGTGGACACGGCTTTGGGGGGTGCGCTTATCGCCCAGCCAAATCGTAATCCACGAGTGGCCAATGGCGACAGCCCTTATGACCTAGATGGTGTTGCCCTATATGGCAGTGGGCAGTACCGTGGTCTAGGCTGGTCTAACCGAAACCTCCAATGTGCGGCGCTGCTTGCCCCCTACAATCCGACCACGCCGACAGCGCTTGACTTCGATGGCACCCAGCGGAGCAAGATGCTGAATGACGTAGCGGACTATGCGTCTAATATCCTCATCGACACATGGAACTACGGCAAGACCAACCCTGCTATCGGGTCGGTGCCCGCGTCCTTCGTCACACCGTACATGCAGTCGGCATCTATGTGGATGCAGTATAACTATGATATCCTCAGTGGTGGACCCGGCTACAATATCGGTCCATTTTGGGAACAGTGCTACGTTGGGCTCGGCGAGTGCTATGCTGCGGCTCGTGGTAATACCAAGGCTGTTGAGTTCCTTAGTTTGCTGGGGGCTCGTGCGGCCTACGTTGGTCAAACCTATGGCTTCTTTTCGCTCTACCACTATAATCAAGCCACCTGTCTTGACCAGCCTGCGGCCCCATACAACATCGGTGTGACCCCGATATCAGCGGACTATGAGTACACCATCAGCCAGATAAGCGCGGTTAATGGGAACCCCGCTGATCTTGGGTGGACTACGGGGGCAGGGCCAGCTTGCTTCTATCTCGACACGCAACCCAACAATGGGTATGTGCCGCAGAACGGGGATGTTATTACGCCATATGATGGCAATGGTGTGTTCCGACCCACGGAGATAGCAGACGCTCAGTTCTACCAAATCGTTGACTTCACACTTACGCCAGCCGGCCCCAACTATGCTACCTTCGGGTTGGCATCCTACGGCTCGACTACTGCTATCCCCATCTCATCGGGGACTGGTTCAGAGATGGTATTCAACTACATGCCATCGAACCCAGGACCACAATTTACGTATCCCTACGCTGGTAACTTTGCATTCCAGGTTGGTGAATGCGCAGTGTGGGCGACCAAGATGGGCGCGGCGAATTGGGCAACCTGTATCGCCGACGAAGTAAGACGCAACCAGGGCCAAGGGTTCTCATTTGGTGGGACTGGTGATCCCTACAATACTGAGGACTATCGGTACATCGTCCTCATCCCGAACTAAAGGAAAAGCCCCTGGAAAAATCCAGGGGCCTCTTTCTTACACGCAGCGCTGTTCTGCTAGGGTCGCATACCCAGCGATGTCATGCCAACTGTCAGCATAGTTAGGATCACCATTGACGATGCGGCCTAGCTTGTTCGCGATGATCCGCAGGGCCTCCCTCTGCACCGGAGTTGCCTGATGCCACCCCATACCAGACATCAGCGCTTGGTTGATGGTATCCGCGATCCGGGCGTGGTCCGTGAAATCCCCATACCTAGCTTTGCGCTCAGCTAGGGTGCACGCCAAAGCTGATGCTGGTGTCTGCGATGGGTAATCAGGGAAGCGTTTCCAGCCACATCCCCGGCACACATCAACTATGTCATGGGAAAATTTGCACTCCATTTCTTTCTCCCATTGTTGTTCACTAAAATGTGGCATCAGAACACCCTCAGTAAATCTTCGACGGGGCCGATCACTAGCTCAGCAAATCGGTACATCAAATCCCATTCCTCCGGCTCCTGTTCCATGTAGATGATGCCGCGCTTGGCCTTGCCAATCATCCAACCAAGCTCCAGGTGCCCTGACTTCCCAGCCGGCAGAACAAGGATGCCAGTGTCAGACATCATCATGTGTTCACGGTCGAAATCAAAAGCGTGATTAGTAAAATCAGTTACCATTGCCGTCCTGAAATCATGACCGTATTGCTGGTGATACTCCTTCCAATGACGGTCTGCATCCGGCCCACAAGCATACCATTCGTCGAAGACATGATGTCCGTCCGCCCTCAAGGCAGACGCTACGACAGGTATATTGGGATTTTTCAGGCTCCCGATTATGTAAATCATCTGTTCTCCTAAACTGACAACGACCAACTTCCCCCCTATTAGCGCAAGGGAGGAAGCCGGCTGGACGAATTGTGTCACACCAAGGGCACGGTCTATCGCTCGGTAACATTAGTTTCCTCTGGCCACGGAACCAAGCCACATTCGAGGTTGACACCTTGCCCCTGCAACCCAGGGATCGGGCGGATGATAACGACATAAGGGATGCCGGAGATCACCACGACATGGGGCGGTGCAGCAACCCCCTTCAACTGCAAACCAACGAATGTCTTCATCCATCTAACTCCTCTGGTGTGATGGTGTAGCGGCAATACTCACCGCCGTCAAAATTCAGGACGATAGCCTTCATTTCCCTCTTGCTGCGGTAGCCGAGGTTGAAAGCATACGCATCAGGTGGCGGAAGAATACCAAAGCTCTCCACGTTACACCCAGCATAAGGACGATCACTGTAATGATGGACATGACCAGTCCACCAAGTATGGTGAGTAGTATTAGCCCAATCATGAGGGCGATCGAAAGCCATAACTCCCGGAAGCTGCTCGGCTTTAGCGAGATCACCATGCGTCACTCCAATCAGGTTAAGACCATAGCGATGGTAATGGAAGCGGCCAGCAGTAGTATCAATATGAATGCGAGGATTGGCTCCATAGTGAAGGGCGAGGGCTTCTGACACAAACGCCATGCTAAACTCATCATGGTTCCCTGATGCTACGATGACGTGAACCTCTGCAAATTTCTCCGCTGCCAGGTCGATCATGGTACGCCACGACCGCAAGGCAACCCGGATCATCTTCCGGTAACGCCCGTCACTATCGAGGATGTTACCCCCCCGTTGGGTGATCGGCAGCTTACCGTCATAGTGCATGAAGTCACCGAGGCCGACAAGCAAAGCACTGGTAGCATAGTCAGTACGGTTGTAGAGAGCGGACATTGCTTGCCCAAGGAGACGCTCTCCGATATCAAGATCGTAGGAGGCTCCAACTTCTGGACGCCAGGCCAACATCCCAAGATGGTGATCACCAATAGGAAAGCAAGTACGCAGGCTGTTATCATCAAGGCGGGCTTGTCCCTTACCATGATATTCAATCTCCGTTCGCACTGGCAAATCATCGAAGAAAGCCTGGCGAACCTCGGCCCACTTCTGCACCCGTTCGACATCATCCTGCCGTTGGAAGGTGCTGTATCCTTTCAGCACCCCATCAGGATCAAACCGCTTGGAGGTACGGTACTCGGGAACACCAATCGCTGGTGACTTTACCACACCCTGGCTCTCTAGGAACATGCGACGGCGGAAGGATCGGCCACTCTCATCGGGCCGTTTCAAATTGTAATCCCATTTCGCTGGCCTGCCCATCAGTTCAACGCCTGAGAGCCGGGGTTGGCAGCGACAACGCGATAGGATTGCTTCACCGCATCCGTTACCCCGGTGCCCTTGCCTAGAACCTTGAGGAAATCCATCTTAGCCGCGATGGAGTTGCCTTCAAGAGCAAAACACACCGTCAACGCGAGGATATTGAACGCCCGGTTAACATCAGGTTCATCCTGCAACGCCTTTAGAAAAGCTTCTGCTGCCTTCTCCGCATCAATCAACTCGCCCATCAACCTAACTCCTCGATCAAATCACCGATTGCATTCACGACATCTTCCTCGATTTCCATATCTACATCGGCTTTCAGGGGGAAGAGACCGGTGTCAATCACACCCCTATCACAAAGCATGTCAAAGATAGCTTGAGCGAGCTTTTGAATATCCATCAACCTAACTCCTCAATCAATTCGCTGATTGCATCAACAACATATTCCTCAGTGCAGTTGTGAGAAATAACCCCCATCTCGTCGAGCAAGTCATAGATGTCTTGAGCGAGCTTTTGAATATCCATCAGATGTTGTCCTGCAAGATATCGGCAATGTCGTCAACCAACTCGGCTTTGGTATAACCAGCGTAACCAAAGTCCAAGTCAAGTTCAATCAAAAGGTCAACGATCAGTTTAGCCACCGCATCAAAGTCCATGTTCACCACTCCTCTGTCCATTTCAGATGATCATGATAGATTTTTAGGAAGTCTGCGGAGCGGAGAATGACAAGCCATTCGTTTCTAGATCGACGGTGAGCGACGATCGGGGTCCTCCCACTGGTTCCAGTATCACGGATAGCTTGCGCGAGCCATACATATGGATTGCCAGCTTCAACTCTCTTAACCTCCACATGGAGCCCAGGTACTCCACGGACATCAGGGTCTTCTGCATTTCCTCCATGCCCCTGTTGACCGTCTCGACGAGCGCCGAGAAATCCATTATCCTGCAAGTGTTTTGCATACTCTCTTTCCCCTTGTGCGCCTTTAGCTCGGCTGTTAATTCTGCCTCGACTTCTAACGCCCTCTCTAAGGCTGTCTGGTGACAAATGTGGCATTCCTTGAACATGCGATGATGCGTGCAACTCATTTTTTGTACCTCGTGGACTGCCAGGTTTCAACGTTGATGGGGACTTTGATTTGCTCGGCCCACTCGACGGGCGCGCACATGATTTCTTTGAGCCTGCCTTCTGTGTACTCTCCATTATCAGGAACCTCGCACATGATTTCGTCGTGCACTGTAAGGACAATGGGCCAGCCCGCAGCTTCCAACCGCTCCATCGCCCTGCATAGTAGCTGCCTTGCAAGAGCCTGAACGACGTTCTCGGTTAGAATACCACCATAAGCATCCACCCACACCCATGCGCCCTTCTTTTTCGTGCGGTACTTCCATGCCGGCCTTATGTCTTCCTTCTCTGGTGTGCTCCACGGCATCCGCTTTAGGCATGGTCGCGGGTCGAAATAATAGATATCTTTTTCGTCGAGCAGTCGGCACACCATAAAGGGTTTATCAGCAATCGTCTTGATCTTGTAACGGATGCCGTGAGACCCAAACACTTTGCCAGGATTGTGACAAGCCTCAAGCGCAGCATCTTCTAAACCTTTCCATAACCGGGGAACGAGGGGGGCGAAGGCTTTACGATAGGCGTCGATGCCGGCCTTGGCAAACTCATCACTCTCATTGGGACAGTAGCGCTTCTGATATGTCTGCCACCCCATCTGAAAGCCGCAGCCGAGGAAGGTGTTCTTCCCGATTTTGTATTCTACCGGGTCCTTGTACTTGTCGATAGGACGGCCATAGATCAAGCCTGCCACGTCACAGTAGGGGCTCAATCCCTTCGCCATCAACTCTGTCTTATCGTGCTGCCCAGCTAGAGCAAGGACAATACGAGCTTCGATGCCTGCGTAATCACCAGCAACAAAAGTGAAACCACCCCCAGCCAATAGAGCATGGCGAAGGCTCGCCACCACCAGTTCAAGGGGATCACAGGGGCGTTTGTTACGGGTGAAGGTGGAGAGGATTGCGGCTCGGTCGCCGGCAAGCACGGCACTAATCTTTTCCTCGACCCCTCCACCTTCAACGTCTGATCCTTGGGGGAAATTCTGAGGTTGGAGGATACGACCGGCCCATCGACCCGTAGCTGCCGCATGGTATTGGAGTAAGCCTCTTGCGCGTCCATCGAAGCCAACACAATGTTCCATACGGTCGAGCTTTTTGAGCGAGGAAGAGCCGACAAGCGCTCTAATATCAAGCGCTCTTCTGACTTCTCCGGGTAGATTATCCAACTCGCCAAGTCCACCCGCCGATCCATCCTCCGACTGATCTTCATCATCTTCTCCTAAAATCGCGGCGACGGTTTCTTTCTTTAGATTGGGGAGTTCGACGCCTTTATCCCCAAGCCACTGTAGAAACTTAGCGCCCTGCGTGGGGTTTAGCCCTGTGATTTCCCTGAACTCTTGCACAAGCGGCATGGAACCCTCATTGACGAGACGCTTAGCGGCCCGCACGAAGGGCAAGTCAATCTTGATGCCGCGCTGGTTGATAGCCTGGTCAATCTCCCAAACCGTCCTTTCCCCATCCGGTAGCTCACCAAGAGCATCATGCAAGTGAACAGTGCCAACCACATCAATCCGATTGTAGTCATAAACCTTCTCCATTATCTCGGGTGTCTTGGCCGGCAGCATCCCCGTCTTCTTGTTGATCTTCGACAGGTCTAACGTAACCTTTCTGCCATCCAAATCCTTTACCACAGGTAATCCAAGCACACTCAAGGCATGGTCCAGGTCCAGGGGCAGTGCATGAAGGGCGCAACTTGCTTGCGTGTCCACCCAACGTTTTATGGGAATTGGTGCAAAACCAAAAACGGGAACCATTATCCATCGCCACACCGCCTGTTCAAATGAAGCATGGGAAACGAATTTAACTGAGGGGTCTGCTGCTAAGCGCCGAAGCAAATCGTCGGTCGCGGCGGTCGCGGGTGACCACAAATTGTACGTATTATTTACGTGGTACACCAGGGACAAGACTTCTGTGTTCGGGTCTTGTGCGTACCGATCAGCACCGCAGAGTTTTAAATCACAGAAGGACGCAGTTTCAAAGTCAAGTACAACTTTCATATTGTTCTCCCTTATGCCTACCATCCGGGACGGCTTGCACCCTATGCGGCCAAATGGTTGGTCCACTCGGTCTGTTCATGCCCTCTATTTGGGATGGTAGGCATAAAGGAAAAAGTGGGGGCCTTGCACCCCCTCGGCCGTCCATGCGCGGCTCTGTATGGTGGGGGCCTTGCACCCCCTCGCGTGTCTAGCTCCACACGTAGCAGCCGTGTTTAGAAGTCCGCGTTAGACCCGCTGACATGCCCGCGCGACGGAGGGACCAGGCCAGCAAAGGCAGTGGCGTCATTCTGTCCACCGATACGATCACCCCGGCCCTGACTAAAGACCGAATTGAAGTACCCGGTGACGCCGCTATCAAACTCGGAATAGGCTTTCAGGCTAACCTCGGCACGCACCAGGACGCCAGTGTAGAACTTATCCTTCGCCGCAGCCACCAGGTCGGGGGTCGTAAGGTTGGTGGCCTTGCCGTTCACCCAGCAACCCAACATGGGCGGACGGGCAGCCGTGGCATGGGCAGAGAACTGCACCTTGCCGGCGAGGGTCTTGCGCATCTTCTCGATAGTGGCAGCGTCCTTGCCCTTTTCAACTGCCTCTTTAATCAAAGTCCCGGCGCTTTTGAAAGGGCTCTTTACCCCCTTGATATCGCCGCCGTGGGCATCGACCGTAAGAGCAACCAATGCCTCAAGGTCGGCGCTGTTTTCGGACAACAGGAGCTTGAGGTTATAGCGGGGGTCGCCGGGTTTGCCGCCTTTGTCGGATACATAGCGGCTCGTCTCGAAGAGGTTGGAGAAATAGAGGACCGCATCCTCAGTCAGACGGTAGTTGAAATACTCTGCCATTTCACTTCCTTTTCACACGGTTTCACAACTTCACTCATCTTCGCATACAAGGTTCGGAAAATCAATTGCGGTGCGGACAATAGCTTGGCGCTTGTCTGCTATCCCAACAACCGTAACACCAGGGTCCGGTGGTATGTGGGCAAACTCGGCGGTTAGCTGCTTCCCGTTCTCCAGGCGATCCTCGGCTTGCTTCGGGCTCATCGGCACGCTCATCCGAGGGGCTTGGTATCCCGGTATCCACTGTCGATCGGCTTTCTTCCTTACTATCTTCCACGGCCCCTCCTGTCCCGACAAGGCACGCCTGCTCATCTCGGTATAGACTGCCTTCAAGTATATTTCAACGGCTTTACCAAGCTCAAACTCCCGCCCAAGCGCATCATTAGATAACGTCTCCAGTGCGCTGGTGGGAGCCGTCGCGGCAGCTTTTGATAGCGCACCAAGGACCGGGCATACAATCTTGACCGGACAGAAGCGGCACCAGGGGCCTGGGACAATCTCTCCCTTGCCTTCTTGGGCCGTCCTGATGCCGGGTAAAAGCACATCGGAAGCCCATTTAGATAATTTTTTGCCGGTAATACTCCATTCACGGATTATGCCGTCCCTGTGAAAGCCGCGAGGTTGGACGATGACGAGATTGAACGTCTCTATTCCTGGGTATCGGCACTGCAATCCGTGGGCGTAATATTTGAGTTGCCCGTTGTCAATAACGTCAACGGCAACACCAACTCCGTGCTTGTAGTCGATGACTTCCGCGTAAATCCATCCACCAGGTTCGTCACCAGCGAGGAAATAAACGTCGATTGTTCCGTAAAACGCCGGTTCGTCCGGGTGCGTGACATGTTGCTCTACCTCCATTTCCACATAGTTGAAACGCTCGCGTAGCTGTTTCAGCCTATTCCACACGAAATCTATGTATTTCTGTACTGCCTCCACATGATCGGCTCGGAAGCGGCGGATACCTGGAGTAACAAATTCCCAGGCATCCAGGTTGTTGCGCAGGGCCTCGGAGGCAACCTCATGTGCGAGGGTGCCATCCACGCGGTAGTCAGGCTCATCGCTTTCCTGGTCCAACCCGGCCCCCCTGATTAGGGAGACCGAGCCGGGGCAATTCAGGAAACGCTCTGTGCTGCTACCGCCCGTCTTAGAGTGGAATGTCAACGTGAAGGGTCGGGGCCAGGAGGTAACGCAAAAAGACGGGGCGATCCTCCATTTTAATATCCGCCGCTTTCTTGCCAGGCTCGCCGACGAAGTTCGCAATCAGAGCACGGATTTCATGGCCGATATCTAGGTTGTCCTCAGCCAAACCCCGCTCCTGACGAGCCGCGCAAGCTGACCGCAGCATCTCATCCGTTGGGGCGGTATCCCCAAGAGATGAAGTGGACTTTACAACCGTGTCCTCCGTTGCAGTCTGCGGGGCCTCGGCAGTTGCAGTAGGGTCCGCTGCACTCTTACGCCCACGCTTCTTCGGGGCAGGCATACCGCTCTCGCCAGCGCCTACCTTATCGCTCTCAGGCATAGCAACAGCTTCCGCCTGGTGACGCTGCTCCATCGCGCTAGTGGTTGCCGCCTCTACCACCAAGGGCACAGAGGCAGGAACCACTAGGCCGGATGGGGTGATGCCGAGGCTGGCAAAAACTTGCTGCTGAGCAAGACGCCGGGCCTGTTCAGCCAGACCAGCCCCATCATCCTTGTCAGTGGAAAAGGTGATTTCAGCCTTGGCGATACGGTGCTGGAAATCACCATCATTGATGCGCTTCTCGAAAGTGATGGTGCCATTAGTGATCATCGCGCATTCCCCAAAAAGTGTCTACCAGACCAGATCGAGGCTGTCGGCTTGGAACAGGGCGCGACCTTGGACAATTCGTCGGGCGTTCCGTAACCAAGCGCAACCTGCCCGGGGCCGCGACCGTACAGAGGATGCCCAAGCTGTTCCTGCACGCGCTGCTCAATAGGCTGATCGCGTTTATTGAACTCAGCTTCGGCGCGCTTCATGTTCGCTTCGGCGGTGAAGATACTAGCCTCGTTAAATTTGGCTGCCGCATAACCCTCGGCCCAAGTCTCATCTCTTTTAAACTTAACATCGAACTCCGCTGCCTTGTAACCATCGTCCCAAGCCTCATCAAGCAACTTATCGACATAGATCGACTGCTTGGTAGTGAACTTCCTCATTTGGTTTTCCTTCTAGGTTTGGCTTTGTAAAGCCGGCCATCCTCATAAGCGTGTTGTTCGGCGATGCTCCATGTGTCATAGAGAGGGTGAAAAGGTTCTCCATTCCTATAATCCTCCTCGCCCATCGCGAAGAACTTTTGGAGTTTGGGGCTCATTCGGTGGCCGGGAGATTGTCCAATTGTATCCATTTGCCTGTTTGATAGGCCCAAGCGGTTCCATCTGTTGCTACGGCATAAAGCCGGCCAAAACACACCGTCACGCTGGCGAACTTACGGGGTGCTGGCTTGTATTGTGCCGCCCGTTTGGCAGCGACTTCGGCGAGCGCGTTAGCTTGTTTGGCAGCAACTTCGGCGAGCGCGTTAGCTTCAGCTTGTGCATCAAAACCCATAGTTTATTCCTCCTAAAACGGGGTCGTGCATCCCCATGCACATATTAACCCACTCACGCCACATGTCGCGATAGGACAAGAAAGCTGAGAGGGTCATCGCTTCTGCGCAGTCTTCGCCTTCTTAACAGGCGCGAGTAGATTGACGGAACTAGTGCTAGAGCCTCGGGCGTCAACGCGACCCTTCTTCGGGCCAAGGCGTTCCTGCTTAGCAGCCTTGCGGCGGTTCCTAGCGATACAACAGACACTCATGAGAGACCGTCCACTCTATCAAGAACCTCACTGAGAGTACCGTGCTCATCAAAAACATGAAGCGCAGCCCAAAAATCCTCTGCGCTCTCTTCATCGAGGTTAAGACACCCTTCCTTTATGCAGGTGAGGCAGTGGATAAAGTCTTTATAGCTCATAGCATTTTCCCTTTCATTCGACTACCCACCAGTTTCCGTATTCATTCGTCAGATATGTGTAAACGATCCCCAAGCGGGAGGAGTACGCCCAACGTGAGGTATCCTCTGCCTCCCACCTACCTGGGTAGTAGATGAAACGCCGGCCATGGAAGGGACCGCCGATGCAGATGCCATCAAGTTTGGTCACAACATTTTCCCTTCTTGGGCTGCCTTGTCCGCTTCATCAACGATATCCCGCAAGCGACGCTTTGTCATCTCCATCAGTCTGAGATAATTCCATAGGCGGCGAGCATTCAACGCATCATTCACTTCTTTTCCCTCGGCACTAAAAACTTGTCAGGATCATGCCAAGCCAGCGACATCTTCATGCGTCATCGTCCCAAGGGTAGCAAAGAGCATTGGGGTAATAGTCCCACAGCCATCGCCAGCGCTGCTGACAGATAGCTAAACCACGATAGAGGTTCATGCCGGTTCCTTTGGAGTTGGGGGTTCGCCGTCGGCCCAGTCGGAGTAGATCAGGGCGGCAACGTAGGCACCATACTCTCTAGCGTATGGCGTGGCTTTATCCGCTAGAGCGAGCAATCGTGCTGTTGTTACGCCGCGTTTCTTTGCCAGGCGATTGATGCGTTCAATGTCAGGCAGGGTTTGCTCGCGCTTGTTAGGATCATCTTCGAGCGGGGAAGGCCAGACGATCGTTTCCACAAAGGCACCTGGCTCCGCTAGGCTCATCATCCGGGAAAGAGCCTCAACCGTCTTTTTCGTCATCCCATTTGTACTCCCAACCCCGCTCAGTTTTTGCAGCGGGCAGCATTTTGTTAATGAATGGAAGGGCTGGGCAATTCTCAGTGCGAGGTTCCCCAAGACAGGCCCGCTCAGCACACGTATGCTGGTCAATCGGGCACATGCGGAAAAAGACGCTCATTCTTCCTCCTCAGGCCAAAAATCATCAATATCATAATAGGTATCGGCACCATGATAATCCTCATCATAATATCTGGCACCATGATAACTAGGATCGTGGAGATCGACGGCACCGTCGTCGTAGCCTGCATCGTAATCTGACTGTAGATCACCAGCGTTACGTCTGGATAGCCCTTCTAGGGCATCATCATAGCCCTCGTCATAGGCTGCTACCTGCAATTCGAGCAGTTCTACCTCGGTAGCTGGCATGGGAATGTATGTCACCACTTGGTTCCTTTCCGTAAGCCGGTGAAGAAGAGAACGAGAAGCAGGAATATGGAGAAGAGGATGGCAACTGCCACCCCCTCCATCCCGTTGATGATGCTGACCAGGGTGCAGTGAACTTGGTCAAGCTGACAGATATTAAAACTCATCCCGGTTCACTTTCTTATCACTCTGCTGGGAATGCAACTTGATGTCGAACAGGGCACGGACTTCCTTAGATGCCGCTTCATAATCACGGACAACCTGGAAACTGGCGTCACCTTGCCCTTTCAAAGCGAGTGGCAACCCCATTTTTATAGCATCGAACTGCTGCGCAAACCAGATGCTCTTGTTGGGCATGTCGAGATATGACCGCCATAACTTAGTAGCGGCTTCCTCGTCCGGGGACGGGTCTTCTCTAACCCGTTCTTTTCTCAGCTTTGGTGTAGGGAGAGGGGATTGAGTTTCGGACGCCAATTTAGCCTCAAGCATGTGAATGTGGGCGACATGTTCCTCCCGTATCTGATGTACGTGATGCAATTCCAACTGCACGGCTCCAAGGTCGGCTCGGAGCGCCAGCACTTCGTCGCTAGGACCGATTAACGCGGTGCGGTGGGGCATGTACCAAGCGTCGAACACCCGAAGGTTATCGAAGCCCATAGCCTCCACGATGCGGCGTGCCTGGTTAGCCTCATGATGGACCGGGGCCTTAGCCTGCTCGGCGATCTCACGGCGGGTCTCGGCTAGAGCCTCTTCCTCACTTTCTACAGGATCATTTTGCTGAACTAGTTCAGCAGATTTCTTATGTTCAATAGCAAGGATTTTATAGGCGGCACGATAAGTGATGGTGAGATTGTTTTCTACCCAAGCCTCCCATCCCTGGTCGGTTTCACCAGCTTCGATCCTTCCATGAGCCTCAATAATGAGTTGATTTCGGGTATCGCGATATGCGCGGGCATCCTTTACTGCCTTACCCATTTTCTCGGTAAGAGCGTTGATTTTGCCGGCAACAGTTTCGAGGGTGTCATTCGCCATTGGTGGTGATCCTTTTCAGGTTCGGGCGGATGGTCGGAACAGTTTCGTTGGCACCGTGATAAGTGGGATCGGGGTGGCGGTGATCGCGGGTGTTGTCTTCGCCGTCGCGGTCGTCTACCGCTTCGTAAACCTTTTCCTCGCCGGTGACGTTCTGAATATCCAGTTGCGCGGGAATACCGCGGTCGATGCTGTTAAAACCATAAGCGCAAGGATGGCTTGTAGGCGAGCGCCCCGGTGCTGTTACGTAGGATTGTACCATATCCTTAGACATGATCCCATCAAGCGGCTCGCGGTATCGTCGGCTGAAAGAGAACCAGTATTCCGGTGGGTTCCGATTAGCGTTAGCCTCAGACTGGCAGGAGTGCCAGATATAGGCGAGTGCGGTATCCAAATTCGTGTTCACGTGGTATGCTCCTTATGTTTCATAGAGTTAGTGGAGAGTACGAATGAGTTATGCGATTTTGCAGGCTGCCCTCCGTTTGGCAGAGGCTGGTATCCCGGTATTCCCCACCAGTGGGAAGATGCCGGTAACGATGTACGGATTTAAGGACGCTACCTCGCATCGTAAAACGATTACCGATTGGTTTGAGCACACGGATTACAACATCGCCATTGTGCCAGCCTCAGCGGGTTGGCTTGTGGTTGATGTTGATCTAGGTGCTGATCCTGATTTGGTGAGCCAGTTACCACCAACATTTACGGTTCGTACACCGTCTGGTGGTCATCATTATTATTACGACGATGAGGGCCTGGGCGAGATAGGAAATGCGAAACTCGCCGCTAGGGTTGATATCCGCCATGCAAGCGGATACGTGCTCGTGCCACCATCGGCGGGGTATGTTCAGATTGATCGACGTGATCCTGTTCCTTTGCCAAAGTGGGTGAGTGAGAAGCTTGCACATAGGTCGGATGCTCCGGCCCACGTGGAAGGCTCTCCGGTGGCCGTGGATGAGCTATTAAGCACCATAGGCAGAATTGACCCGGCTTGCGATTATAACGCCTGGGTGCGCGTCCTGGCGGCTTTGGCAGCTACTCCATATGAGCCGAAGGATGGTGAGCTTAGCAAAGCGGATATCGCCATAGCTTGGTCAAATGGGGAGTACAGCGGGGAGGTTCCGGCTAACGCGTGTGGGTACGATTATGACATGGAGGGTAAGCTCGCCTCGTTTGGTAGTGAGGGAGTGGGTTATGGGACGCTGCTATATCTGGCTTACCCACCAGCGACAACAGCGATCCCGGATGATTTGAATGCGGATAGGTTTACCGCCGAAGCCTGGCTGGCTCGCGACGATCTCGCGGAACGGGAGCAGTTGATCGGTCCCATAAGCAAAACATCAAGAGTGATGCTGGTGGCACCGACAGGAGTAGGCAAAACGCACGTGGCGATGGCGATAGCATGTAGTATATCGTCTGGAGTGTCATGGTTGCCTCATTGGAATGTACCGTCAGCGGAGAGAGTGCTGTACATCGACGGTGAAATGCCAGCGACGTTGATTAGGGATCGGATTAAGGAAGCGGTTAGCCGAGTGGGAGTTGATAATCTCCAAGGTAGGCTAACATTTCTCAATTACGCCGACTTTCTGTCAGAGCTAGGTGGCTTCCCAGCTATGGAGAGTGTGGATGGTCAGGTTTTTATCGACGATTGGCTGAAACAGACTGGAGCGAAGTTTGTGATCTTCGACAACATACAGAGTTTGACCATCGGGGATATGAAGGAAACGGATAGTTGGAGAATGGTGCAAGCATTTTGCCGCAAGCTAACGGATCAAGGGATCGGGCAATTGTGGGTGCACCATGCTAACAAAGATGGGAGCATGTACGGGGATAAAACGAGGGCGTATCAGTTCGACACGGTTATGAGTTTGAAGCCGGTCGATGATAGCGATAAGGAAACGGACGAATTGACGTTCGATCTTGGGTACCAGAAAACGAGGGAACTGCACCCGGAGAAAACTGCGGCTTGGTATGCAACAGGGAGAGTGTCGCTTTCAAAATCACTCGGCTGGCAGTTTCGAT